TGTATCTGTGTCTATATCTGTATCTTTACTATCTATACTATCTGGATTAACTGTTTCGTCCTTAGCATTTTTAGCAAATAAAGTAGGTAAAGTAGGTAGTGCCATTATTTATTCTCCAATTTATATGTCTCTTGTGCGTACTGGTCTAGTGTCAATCCCAGTTTCTTAGCCAAAGCTTGAGCTGTAGATGACAAATGTACTTTTTTTGGCGCGGTACTACGCGAGGCCGAAGCTACGACAGTTGACGGTTTTTTGCGTTGGGCGGGTACTTCTTCGTCCAGCGAGTCATCCTCAAAATATTCTGGGAATCGTTTGCGCATTGTTTTATCAATGGTTGTGTAATATTCATCTGAAGCGGGATTAGTCCCTGCACGTACTAGCTTTTCATGCAACCCCAAAGCTAAGCTAGTCATCTCTTCATCTGAGCCAAACCAGTCGTTTTTATCTTGCCATGCAAGTGCTTTACGGTCCGGTTTTGGTACTTGGGGTCGATCTGGTTGTATATATACATCATTTTTAGGTTCTTGTAAAGGGGTTTCGTACTGGGCCCGATAATTTTGTGCTTGAGTGAGTTTATACTGCGCTTCATTCATGCGTTGTTGGGCTTCAATAAGCTTATCGGTGTCCCCTGAGTCATAGGCTTCGCGGTATTCACGCTTAGCTAAATCCATATCGTGCTCTGCAGCTTTTTTTGCTACCGCAATATATGATTGCTCCCCTGTACCTAAGGTGCTTTTAAGGCGCTTGTTTTCTTCTAGAACAGATTGAGCGTACCGAACAGCTTCTTCTCGTTCTCGGCCTGCGGCTTCTTTTTCCCGTCTTTCGTCATGGTAGACTTTTTTGAGTTGGGCCATTCTAGTTTTTACTTTCTCAGAATAGTCAGTTAACTCATCTCCTTCTATTTCATCTACAATTTCTTTAGGTAAAGGTTTTCTATTGCGGTCTTGTGGCGGAGTATCGTCTACTATTTCAACTTCGATACTATCAGAATCAATGTCAAGCTCAACTTTGACGTCATTTTCTTTTTTACCCTTTCCTACAATATTTACTTCTTTTTCGTCCGGAAACTCAAACTCGTCGTTATCTAATGCCATTTAATGCTCCTTATTTGCACTCTATAGAGTGGGTTGGTTTTGTTACTATGCTCTTGTGTATCCACGAGGATCTGAAACTACGCCTTCAACTGTGTCATCGTTAATTAACCTAAATTCTCTTCCGTGAATTTTAAATCGCGTTCCTGCGTAAGCTCGGGTAAGAATAAAATCACCTTCTATGCACCACGCCCCTGTAGGAAATTTGCGTTCGTCTTTGTAGCAGAGGTCGCCAAGTTTAATTACAAACAAAATTACTGACCCGTTTTCTTCTGTTCGTTTCGTAATATCTGATTTTAAGATACCTCCCGCATATGTGGCTTCTGAATCAGGAATTGCACATAAAATACGGTATCCTTTTGGGACTGGAAGTTGAGAAGCTTTTTTGGCGTTACCTTCTTCTTGTGCATCAGCAACCATCTCTGATAAATCTACTGCCTGTCCTATGTTAATACTACTCATTGTAAGTCTCCATGTTTTTTGCGAGGTCTGCTATTATAGACTGCGCGGTAAGTAGACCCCGAACCATACCTGCAGCGTTTTGGTAACTTGCGAAATCTTTAGCAGCTCCATCTCCTAAAGACTCTATTATTGCTATGCGCCGGTCTTCTATTTGAGACATTAAAAGTTCTAGCGTTTGGTCCATTATTTTTCCTCTTTCGTTGGTTTAATAGGTGTATTTTGTTTAACGCTGCGCGTTATAGTTTCAAGTTTATTTTCTCTATTGCGCTCGTCGGACATAGCTTTAGCGCCAATTTTTACTCCTTCTACTAACTGGGAAGCTTCTAGTTTTTCTTTGTCAGTCATCGCTTTAGCTCCAAGTTGAGCTCCTGCTATTCGTTCTTGAGAAGCCATACGTTCGCGTTCAACTACTAACCGCTCTTTATCAATTTCATTGTCGGCTCTCATTTTTTCAGTTTTTGCCTCTATTTCAGATTCTTTAAGTTTGAGCTCTTGTTGCTGCATTATCACTAAAGGATCTTGTTGTTGTTCCTGATTTTTTTGTTGCTGTTCTTCTGCTTGGTTTTTTTGTAATAGTTGTTGTGCTGCTCTAGCTATTAACGGTGATAGTTGAGCCTCTACGTCTTTAGGAAGGGCTTCTTCTGGGTTTGGAAGAGTTACACCTAGCTGTTCTTCTATCTGACGGCGGTACTCAAACCCTAAGTGTTCCGCCAAATGGGCTTCCATCGCTGCTTGTATTCTTGCCGCTGCTGGGCTTTGCCCTACTATTTTAAGTAGTTTTGGATCTTGCATGGCTGCCATGTGCACAGTAATATGTGCTTCGTGGTTTTGGTATATAAACGCTTTTACTGGTTTGCCAGAGATAATCGCCATGTTTTCAGTTACTGGGTCTTTTGGTTTTTCTTCCGCTGTAGAAGGTATTAGTTTACCTATGTTTTTAACCCCTAAAACTTCTAACATTTGTTTATTAAGTTCTGGAAGGTCATATATTTGCGGGTTAGCCTGTGCCATTTGCATGACTGCTTGGTATTGAACAACTTTCTGAGACATTGTGGCTGCATTGGGATCTGATACTGGAATAACTTCAACCATATCGTAATCTGCTTGTTTAGCCGCCCGATCCCCGTTTTCTGGATCGTAGTTATATTCATCTGGGGTGTAGTCTCTTATAATTCCTGATAATAACTTAAACTCTTGCTTCATTGCATAGTGAATACGAGCTTGTACTGCGCTCATTACTTTCAACGTACGCTCTAGAATAGCTAGTGTTGTTCCTACTGGGCTGTTTGCGGACATATCAGAAACTTGGAGGTCTGCAGCGTTCGCAAAAGCTCGTCCGTCACTTACAATTTGGTCCATTAAGCCTTTAAGTACCTGACTTGGCTCTTTATATGGTAACGGGAGGATATTATCCCTAATAGTGCCGCTAGGAACGTCAACATCCCTAAATTCAGCAGGTGAAATGGGTGTATCGTCGCCTTTAATACGTAAACCACGGGTTTTAAAGCCCCCTGGCAGGTTAGAAAGCGTGCCTGCATCTACTAATTGGCGTAATAACATCGTGCTTGACTTTGCTGCTGCCCCAATTAGGTGAATTAACCCAAATGCGTAAAAGCCAAAGCCGGGGATGTATGGGTAGTGCACAAAATGCATACGTTTTTGTTTGTTTTCGTCATCAGGGTTCCAATTACGGCGTATTGCTAGTACTAATCCTGTGCCCTGCTCTAAAGTAACTACGTATGGCAGTGCTATTCCCGTAACCTCACCGTCTTTACCCTCATCTTCATACCCAACTAAGTCTAAATCTACGTGAATTTCTAGCAATTTAAACCTATCGTCCATTGTTGCGTTAAGGCCCATCTTTTCTGCGATGCGTTTTTCAACCTCTTCGACAGTTTGAGACGGTTCTCCTAAATCAATATCTCGATAAAACCCCGCTACTTGTAGCTTACGTAGTTCATTTTCTGTTTTGCGCATTATATGGGTTATACGCGGCGCGGTTTGTAAACTAGAGGCGCCATAAGGTACTACTATATCTTCAGCAGGCACGTAAATAGCTACTTGACGTTCGTAAGTAGGATCGTAGTATACTTTTTTAAAGGCATTACCTGATAAACCTAGGCCCCATAGCATGCGTTCGTGTTCTGGGCGATACTCAGGCATCGCTTCTGTTAGTTGATAATTCATATCCTCTTTAACACGTTCTGCTGCTTTTTCTTTTTCTGGGGTTTGCTTACCAATAATCTGTGTTTTTACAGGGCCTGCTGCAGGGAACGTTTCCATCATAGTTTCAGCTTGGAATTTAACTAATGCTTCTGCTAATAGCGGGTGGTGCACTGCACAAGCTCCCGGCCAAGGCTCCGTACGTTCTTCTACTTTCATGCCTAACAAGTCAATACCTTCTGCGTACGCGTCTATCCAATCTTTACGTGCGTCTTCGTCCATCGTATAATGGCCAACTAATTCTCCTGACAACGCTGATAGATCTCCCTCTGTCATTCCTTCAGCTAAGTTTTCGTCAAAATCCTCTTTCTCTTTTTCATCGGGGATTATTTCAACTGTAACGCTTTCTGGATCTTCTATTTCAATCTCAATAGCTTCCATATCTTGATCTTCAGCTAATTTTTCTAGCCCTTGTGGCGCTGCGTACAGCCCCTTGTCCATATTTGTCGCCATTTTGTTTTCCTTAGTTGTCTGGGATTTTACTGTCGTACATACTTTCCAGCTTTATTTTATCATTTCTACTTGACTTTTACTATTCCTATACTGTATACAGCGCTTTTCCTTTTGAGCGTCTAAATTCTAGGGGCTCATCATCGTAATCTGAATCCAATTGTAAAAATCCACCTCTTCTAAAACGTAATAGCGCCTGAGTCATTGAGTCAACTAAGTCATCATGGTCGCCTGCTGGAAACGAAGCTACTTCATCTACTAGCTCTTCTGCCCAACTTGTCTCTGGAACCCAAACCCTTCCTGAAGCAAATATGTCTGATACTGCATTAAGTCTGGCTATCTTATCGTTACCTCTACTAGGCACGAACTCTTGTACTGGAATACCTGTGGCGCGTAACTCAAATACTAACGGCGCTCCTGAAGCTTTAGCCTCCACAATTAGTGCGTCTGGTTCCCATTCTTTGTACATCTGTTTAGCTGTTTCTTTTAATTCTGGAAACTCCATACGTTCTTTTAATACATCTAGTAGTATGATGTTTGCCTGTTTTTTACCTGTGGCGTCTTCTCTATAAAAAATACCCCATGTAGTACATGCACTATAATCGGCCCGTTGAGTTTTAAGGAACGCTGTATCCCAAGACTGGATTACAAACTCACATGATGGTGGGTCGTCTTTTTCCCACTTGTTCCACCACTCCCGTTTAATTATCGCTGATTCTTCTGACGTGGGTTGCTGCTGGTACTGCGCCATCCATTTTGAATTCGGTAGTTCTAGTTTTAGTGCCTCTAGCTCTGATTTAACCCAAAACTCAGGCCACAGTGGCCGGCCGCTAGGCAGTAGTGCAGGAAACTCGATTATCTCCCACCCCTCGTCGTTCCGTTGCGCCGCGCTTTTTAAAACTCTTCCTGTTAAGTCTTTTTTAGACCAGCGTGTATTATGGCTTACTAGTCCGTTGGCTATAAAGTTCTCAGTCCGCTCAATCTCAACATCAAATACCTCTTCATAACCGTAAGGTGTTACATCTGTAATCTCTTCAAGAATTATCTCGTAAGTATTTTGCGGCACTGAGCAAGACTGCTTCTGTTTTACCATACCCGACGGCGAGGTTGCAGTCATTACATAACAGCCCTCTAACTTTTCCTGTTTCGTGGCAGTGGTCAATACACAGTTTTCCACCCCAGTGCGCCCTAACATTCTGTCCCGGAGGCTTTTTACACACTGCACAAAGACCTTTTTGGGCTTCAAATAACTCAGTATACCCTGCGCTGTCAATCCCATATCGGGACTTGATGCGCTTATTTCTTCGATATTCTGGGGTTGTTGCGCGTTTTCCAGAACGCCACGCTGCTTTGTTGTAGTGCAGGGTACACAGCCCTTTGCAGGATACAGGTTCATTACAGCCTTCTTCAGAACATGTAACCCCTTTCCACTTGCCGTGTGTACCAAGTGGTAAGTACGGTGCGCTAGGGTTATTCTTGTGGTATGAGCGTGTTGCTTGGCATGGGGCACAAAGTCCTCCCGGTCTTGTTTGTGCTCGTGCGGGTCTTCCACAGTCCTTGTTGCTACAAGTAACATTCCCTTCTTTAGGTCTTTCAGTCGTATCCATTGCCGTACTCCATTGTTATCAACAAGAAACGGATGCCTCTCATTTGCATAAACAATTGTACCACAATTCGTTGTTATCCTATATGTAAAATCAAAACCATTTGACTGCCAATTAAGTACTTTAGATGTTGTTATTTTTCCACTGTCATACGTAGCAACCTCATCCCCGACCTTAATGCTGTGTAGCTCTTTCTCCTTCCCATTGGCCAACAAAACACGTGTATCCCCTGTCATACACATAACGATAATTATGGCCCCTCCTGGTTGTAACCGTTGGCGAGGTCCTGATGTGTACCACTCATATGTCTTGTCGTATATCTCTGGGTTTACCTCAGCTAGCGCGGCCTCCTGTTCTGAGTTATGCGTAACTACATACCCCCGACCTACTAAAAACAACCCGTCTTCTCTTTCCACTGTTATACATTGCATTGACGCAAAATCCGTTGTTTTCCATACCTTAATACTTCTACATCTTTTATCTGTTGGGGTATAGGTTCTTTCGTTTTTTCTAGGCATCCTACAGCAGTTTTTTAGTTTGTATGTGACGCGATATACCGGATTGTGGTTAGGGCGCTTATCTTGGTAACAGTGTATCTTTGCCTTCACCCCTAAGCTATGGATTAACTCTCTAAACTGCTCTGCCAACTTCTTGTTAGTGTTGTTAAAGCTACATTGCCCTGCCTCACTTACATCTCCATCCGTATCCATTAACCCCTGAACTAAGGCCATACGTTGAGGGATAGAAGCTGTTAGATACTGTTGTGGTATATGCTTGTTGTCCCGTACCTGTAGTTTATGTAATTCAGCTCGCAACCCTTTTATCCCGAAGCTATATGGGGATGTTAGTGTTGTAGTAGTATACCCAACGTTTTCAAACTGCTCCCGCATGAACGGCATGTCGTATGGGTGGCTCGTCATTCTACCAAGTCCAGTTGTACCATCCCCCAGCCACGCTCCTAATACATAGGGGTCTACAGGTAGCTTCGTATGGGGGTACTGCACCGCAGCATGTCTTGGCAAGCAAGGTTTTGATTTCTTGTCCCATAGGGCTAGCTTTCTAGCAGTAGCGTTTTTGTGGGGTGCCCCTATCTTAGTGTCTGATCGGAAGTTCCATAAATGGCCTCCATCGCATTTAATTACTTCTCCATCGCTTGTTGTAATCTCATAGACCTCGCGGTTGTGCCATACTTCAGACTTATCTATTACCCGCGTAGCTTTCCCATCCGGTCCATATACAAAATCCCCTACTTCAAGTTCTTGTATGGTTTTAAACCCTTTCGGCGTTGGCACTTCTGTATCAAGTGTTAGTGCGTGTGGGTCATCAATAATTAAAATGTCTGCACCTTTACCTGTAACCGCACCACCTACCCCAATCGCAAAGTAGTCTCCGCCCTTGTTAGTATTCCAACGTCCTGCGGCCTTACTATCTGTTTGTAACCCTAGTTCTGGAAATACTTCCTTGTATACTTCTGAGTCGACTAAGTTCCGAACCTTCCGACCAAACCCAACAGCTAGCTCCGCAGTGTGCGAAGTCTGAATTACTTTCTTTGCCGGGTTCTTCCCTAAAAACCAAGCGGGTAGCAGGTATGAAGCAAACTCTGATTTAGTGTGGCGTGGTGGTAGGTTCAGAATTAATCTTTTTGTCTCCCCACTAACTATTCGCTCGAACGCCGCTGCCATCTTCTCGTGGTGCGCCCCATGTATAAATGTGGGCCATACCTGATGTACGAATGCCATGAAGTTAGTAGTGCAGTCCTCAATCTTAGTTGATTTCTCATATTCTTCTAACAGCTTCTGCATATTTATCTGCTCGTGCTCAGGCATCCGCGGCATTGCTATTTTAATTTTCTTGGCTAGTTCTGGGGTCATTGTTGTGTTTTTTCTGGGGTCATTGTTTTCTTGTTCTTATATCTCGTCAGTCAGGTCTATTATACTAAACTCTTTAGCTACGAACGGCTTTGCAATTCTATGCTTCTCCGCTTCCTCCATCACCCGCGCGGTTTGCAGCTCTTCGTCCAAGTCTTGTACTTTTACTTGTTCGTCAGATATTACTTCCACGTTGCCCATGTACTTCTCGTATTTTTCCAGGGCCCCCATAATTAACTGCTCTACTTCTTTGCTTGACTTGACGTTATGCACAATTTCTACCCGCTCTGCGAAAAGCCCAACCTCTCCAATTTTGCCGAGTAGCTCTAATGCTTTTATTCTGATCTTTGGGTCGCTGTTGGTGGATTCTTCTAGTAGCCGGTTTGTCACGAAGTTGCGCAATCTAAGCGCGGAGTTTACCAGGCCTTTATCATATTCAGATAAGAGCGTATCAAGGTGTAGTATTGTTCCTGGGGTATCGTGATTTAAAATAAGCGTCTCTTTTCCAGAAAATATTTCTCTGGCCTTTGTTTTATCTTTTTCCGTCGTTTTTATTTTTGCCCCTGCGGCTTCCAGGGCTTTTACTGTTTTCATTGCATTCTTTGCACGTCTTACAAACTCTTTGACCTCATCCGCTGTAGTGTCGAATGGTAGTGGGATATTTGCTTCTGGAGTTATTACTAGGGCCATTGTTTTTTAGTTTTTTAGTTGTTTGCTTCTGGGGTTATTGTTGTTTATGAACCCTTGTTCCATTTTTGCCAGTCGTCCCGGCATAAGTTACTGCACCACCGTACGTTTTCTTCTAGTTCTTCGTCGCATTGTAGGCAGTGCCCAGTAGGCTTTATTACAGCTTTGCTCTTTTTCGCGTTCCGTATAGCTATGTCTCTAGCCAGTTCTTCTAAGTCGCTTGCTTGGTCAAATTGATCCATTTGCTCTTTCTGTTAAAGGGGTAGCTTTGAATTTTTTATAGGCGTTCAGAATCTTTCTTGCTGTGTCCTCGGTAATTTTGTAGCTTAGGTTGGGTTGTGTGGTTGTTGTTAGCCCTATAACTTTGTACGCTAGCATAAGCCCACCCAATTCTTTCGCCATAAGATCTACTAGGGTTTTAAATTTTTTAGTTTTTTCGGGGGAAAGCCAATCCTTGCATCTACTATCCATATGCTGATCAAAGTTCATTGCTCTAATTTCGGTTTTAGTTCGGACACCGTGCATTATTCTAGCCATTTTGTTTCCTTTTCTTCAGTTAGATCTAGTTTCGCTTGTTCGTCTGATTTAACAGGCTCGAGCTCTATGATTGGAAACCCTGTCATTTTGTAGGTTGTTTTATTTTCTACTTCGTTCATTTTGTTTCCTAATTTTTTATATACCCCCCGGGGGTGTTGCTTTTAAAAAGATGACGGGGGGTCTTTGCTGTGAGGGATCTTGGCATACCTAGTTTACTTTGTCAAGGGGGGTAGGGGTAAAGTTTGAAAAAAATAGTATCGTTCGTGCAGAACCAAGTGCATAGAAACGCCAGGAGTCCCTGGATATATTTGGGGTGGTCGGTGTACGGTGGGTTGGCGATTCCAGGTATATCTCTCTGTTACCCTATTTTATACACGGCTATGTATAAAATCCCCTATGTAAAACATTGCTAAA